GGCAGTGGTTGGGCCCCGATCGTAAATAAATTATTACTCGTATGCACACACAGTGTGCACACAAGTTGTTAGTATCTACCTAAGCTATGCTAAGTAGATACTAGCAGGATGATTGTCAATCATCCTAATTTATTACTTTCAGGTCCGCCGGCCGGCCACTAATTCCATTTCAGGATTTAGGCTGCACAGAGTGCAAGTTTGTGATTCATCCGATCACTTGTCGGGTCGAAATATTGACCCCGCTAACGTGTAGATGGATATCTTATTATACGATTGCGCACCACGTATGACATACGGATCAGATTGAACTGATTCGCGTGGCATAACATGATCATCCCGAGGAACTCTTAAGTATTGAAAGTATTCTTCATACTCTTTATACGAAAAGAAATTCTTAGGATTGGTGCCCATGTAAATTATGTCAGGAATATTGTCGTCACAGTCAATATCCCGAACATAAGTTGAATAACATGGGTACACGTAATCACCTGGTAAACGTACTTTATTGTACTTCTTACCAAGAGTATAAGTATCAAAGACACCTCCCTCAAAGCCATTACGCCTATGTTTCCGAGTTTGGCGCAGAGTATAATCACCGATAAGGTGACCATCTCCGTAGCCATCTGGACCATATAACGCAATGTCAGGTCTCACAAAAGATTTGACGACGGCTGCGAGTTGGGGTTCACAGTGTCGCACAAACCAATTATGCATCAAGTAGAGGGTACGTTCACTTATCTGTTCCTTAAGATAAAATGGACGTATATCCATACCGTAAAGATAATCAGCACCGCAACTCTCACGAAATGGTCCTTTCCAATATGATTTATCCAAATTAATGGAGAAACCACAATAGTCAAGAACATCTTTTAGAAGGTCAACGGCACCTACGGGTACGACAATGTCGTCACCATAGGATCTTACATCTTTACTACTTAAGCCTAGATATTCGCACGTGCTAAGTGCGAGAGAATAAAATATTAAACTCTCAAGCTCAAAAGTATAAGCGTTGCCCATACTAGAAAACTTTTGTAATTCAAAGATCTTACCCTCGTATTCAACTGTAGATGTCCTGCCAACTTCCAGTAAATGGAACCAGCCAGGAGGTATCTGGTCGAGTACAAGACCATAAGCCATATTATCTGAAGCGCCTACAAGGTCGAGCGTGGCAATATCGCCATCTCGGGAACCTCGTAACGCAGCGTTTTGGTTTGGTTTTTGGTCGCTTAAGTTTAACCCTACAGCCCTTAAAAGTTTCTTCATCTCCTTACCTATTCCTTTCTGGTAAAAACCATTAATGATAGGTTCGACGATGATAGCACGGAGGGTTTTGCAGGACTTTGGTACAAAACTTAACTTACCATGAGAGAAGTCGATTCGATTAAAACTATGAACCGACGACCATAAAGGAAATTCTTCAATGAATGACCTTGCAAATGGCAAAAAGTTTGCACTACACATTAGACTTGATGATAACTTAATCCTAGGATTAGTCTCATCCATTGTCGTGCTAGTGTTTGTTCCGGGACCGAAGCTAAACTGCAAATCTGAGATAGGTGGAACGTCGCCAAGAATACTTGCAATTTTTCGCTGACTGATGTATAACACTTCAGCAACGCCGGATTTCCCGGTTGCGCATGTTCGAAAACGATGATTCACTTCTCTGCAATTCTGTTCGGATTGGATAAATTTAGCGAAAGAGATAGCCTCTTTGTCAATCTTTAAATCCAAGAAACTTTGCTTACTCAGCAAAGCCTGGATTTGACGAGCATAGAGAAAATCATTTAAACTTTCATTAGTACCATCACACTCATCATAATTAAATTCAAAGTTGATGATGTCCAAGTACTTACCTTCTGAGAACAACTGACTAAGTTGAACACAGAGAGGGCCACCTAAATTAACACATTCCCGTACTATTGCTCCAACAATTTTTATAGAAACTTTGATGGACTTCTTGTCTAAAAAACACATAAAATCTCCTAAATATAGGTAATTCGTACTCCATTATGAAGCACGGTGTTTGCCTGATTAATTAATTAATTAATTAGGTAGGATACACTGCGAAAAAAGCAATGGAATAGGAAGTACAGAGTTCACGAATGCATTACCGGCTGATGCTTGATTCAAGACACCAGTGGCGGTAGTGCTAGACGCACCTGATAAAACTCCTAACATTAGCTTTTGGGTATTAGCACGATCCTGAGAAGTTGAACGTTTATCCGCAAACATCGTAAAGATGCAAGGAGTAACGTATGCAACCTTAGGAGGCGCGACATAACCCGCAGATGAACCAGAAGCGCCGAGAGTTTCCATAGTTGGAACTTCTAGCTTCACAGTAATCTTATACGAACCGTTCTTTTGCCTGACCTGCGACGCTGTCAATCTCATTTGACCCTCTAGAGGGACATTTGCTATGGACGTGCGCCAAAATGGATCAGGTGTATCAGAAACGGGGTAAAAGGTATACTCCACCGGGGTGGTTACTGTGTCATCTTTGACCAGTAAGTTTGTCATGGCTGCCATTTTAGGCTCCTTTGATAGAATACTATCATTTTAGATTAATGTGAAAGGTTAAATTCGTGATTCAAATAGCTGTCTAGCAAGAGCAATAGCATTCCAAACATGTTTGGGTGACATTGCTTCAGGAAAGGACTTAACTTGAGGCCTCACGGCCTGAATTGAATGTCCTACGGTGCGCCTAAGATAATAACGCCTGGCCATGAACGTACCGTTCATATAAGCAGGCTTCTTAGGGAAACCTTGCCTATGTACCGACTGAGTGACTGTTCGCATAACGCGACCATTCAGTTTAGGTATCACTTGCAAGTTTTCTAGATACGTCCCGATCGGTATAAACCAATCGACTACGAATGAATAAGGAAATAGTTCCCAAGCAACAGTCCAGGGGTCGTAAAGACCAACGGAGCGAGCAATAGGTAACTCTTCAGTTAATTCATACCAGTAGTAAACTCTATTCTTATACGCGGATGATACCGAGTAATTAGAAATAGAGGCAGACGTCTCCATAACACCTTTCTGAGTTTGGACTGCCTTAATTAGCTCGCGTCTAGGAGCAGCAGATCGCATATAAAATGCATTCTGAGCTTCATAAACGTCTGATAATAAAGGAAGCCATCCATATTGCAACTCCAACCAACGTCCAGCCAAATCTTTAGTTGTTAGTTTTCCACCTTCCAGATGTACACTTGGTCGTGTACTGTTAGGATGGCGGTAATTTCCAATTATCGATGAGTTGGCGTCGAATTGAGAGCGAAAGCGACGTAACGCGGTTGATATTTCACCGTGTCTAACGTCCCTTGCAGCTAAGGCTATCGAGCGTAAGTTATCCTTGACCATTCCGATGGTCATCGTTCCCTCACCAACAGCCACCGCTAAATTAAATTGGTGGTTCTTGATTTTGGAAACTAACTTATTCTGTGCAGAAAGTATCATGTTGTTATCAGGGTACAAAGGCGTACCACTACTGGACATCCATGCATTATAACCATCGCCTTTTGTGCGACGGAACATAGTCATGTCTACCGAGTAAGGGTTCCATTTATCCCTGACAACTCCATCGACAATCTCTGTTTTACCATCAGTCCCTACTTTTGAGATATACTCATAATAAGGTGATGAACCGGTATTACTACCGGCGGTAAAGCTCGAAGTAGTCATGAATCACTCCCAAAGGTATTTAATCTTTGGGCCGCAGATATACTTGCGGACGGTGGAACATTGAAAAATGTTCGGGGTACCGTATAATCCCGATGAGCGCTCATTCTTCACTCTCCTTTATCCCTAAAGGATCTATTGGTCGAAGGCCAAACTGGTAGTCAAAAGACTCCCAGGAAAGACTTTGCGGATTAAAATCGCTAATATTGCTTTCGCAATCATTAGTTATATTATCTACAAAAGGCTCTGGAAATCTAGAGCCGCCTTCGCAAGAAACACCGAGCAATGTACATAACGCATCTATTTGGTCCAGTATCTTCTGAGCACTACTAATTAATGTCGGATTTCGAACTTTCTCTAAAGAAAGGTCCGCAATCAACGACACCAAAGTAGCGTGCAAATTAGGTAACTGTTCCAGTAGTTCTGAGTAATGTATATGCATAAGTGTTCTCCAATGGAGTGAAAGAAAAATCCTACTTACGTAGGTGGACG